CGTACTGAATATAACTGCCTCCTGCATATTGATAATACCAATCTGGGATAAAACGACCGGTCGATATTGTAATTACTCCATCTGTAGACGCAGGATCATCATCATCGTCAAAAAGAAGTCCCTCAAGAGAATTATTGATATATCCTCCCAATGTCCCGACTTCTTGATCGGCAAAAAGTATATTAGGCCACTTACCGAGAGCCTCATATGAACCTCCGCCATAATTATTTCCGGTTTTAAAATTTAATTCGTGTGGTGCCATTTTGTTTCCTCTTTAATAAGCAAAATATCTATCTGTAGGTAGAGTTATTGCTACTGTATCGCGATAATAATCATTATAGTTTGGAGGTGCATCTAAAAACTTATAACCTGTCAACGTATTCACTAATGAATTAAGATTATTGACTATATAGATGTCTGAAAGCAATAGATCAACTTTCTCATTAATTGAAGCATCAAGAGTCGCGTCTCTAAAGCCTTCCTTAAAGACATTCATATTCAAATCTTCATGAATAGACGGATCATATCTATAATAGATATAAAGATTTCCATATTGATTATATCGCTGATATAAATAAGCATAGAGTTCATTTCGAACAAAATCAACTCCGATATTTTTAGTATTAGCAAATGCAATGACATCTGCTCTAATACTATCAACAATATCAGAAGGAACCAATGAGCTCGTAAGACTGCTCGTATGAATAATTATCGTTGGATGAATCTGAACAACAGAAGCATCCGTGACTGTCGTTACAACACCTGCTGCTTTAAAGTTGTCTATAGATTCTGTAATCAATATTTTATCGTCATTTGTGACTCTATCACGATAGTTCTTAAGACAATAAATATCAACATAGCCGGGAAAGGGATAGGTCATAACTTTATAGACATCAAATGGAGGAGCAACCGTTACAGAAGATGATTTCTTCATATTGATTCTTATAAAATATGAGTTATAGTCTTTTATTTGATATTTTCCCCAGCGAGTTGAATCAATTCGCCATGCTAAATACTGTTCGGCTATAAGAGGATAGTCAAACGCAACATCAATATTTAAAACTTCGGCTGGTTCCCATTGCTGTGTAACCGTATCATAATATTCGATACCTCCCGCAACAGTGGGAGATTGACCTATCCCAACAATTAAATAACTTCCAGCATCTCCTTCAGAAGGCACCGACTGCGTTGACATAAGAAGATTATCAAATTTATCTTCAGCTCCGACATAAAGATAAAAAGGATTTGAGCCAGTAGCGTCATTATCTATGAATAATGAATATGAAGGATAAAACTTATTCTTAAAAGTTAAATCTCCGTCTTCACCTCCATAATTATTTGTGCCCACCTGAGAATCTGTCTGCTTAACAATATTCAAGAATCTAAAACCACTTATTGAATACATCAAACCAGAAAATGCTGCGTTAGTGGCTAAAGCATATTCTAGTGATTCTTTTGTACCCCTACGAAGCGAGATTAGATATTTTTGAAATCTTAATTTCATATTTTCTTCAGTCTCTGCGTCTGCACCTCCAGAAGCCGAATCATTTCTAATCCAATATGCATAATTATTTATGTTCGTGATAGATGAAGCAAATTTAGTCAATGAATTTGCAGCAACATTACCCGCTATGCCTGTTTCTGTGCACATTGCATGAACAAGATATTCAGCTTTGCCAGAAAATTCTCCTGAAGAAGAAAGAGATATCGGTGTAGAATAATCATCTGTAATCTCAAACGCGACTGAGCCATCATCGGTAGACACTTTAGTCCCTCTAGGTATTGAAAAGAAAATTGTATCTAATTCGCCCAGAGGTGCATCGATATAGATCTTTAAAGAAACTAAAGCTCTTTTTCCTGGGACTTTAAAGAAATTGAATCCGTTATAGATATTTTCTAGTGAATCACGTGTAACCTGAAAGAGATCGAAATAATAATTCTCCAAAACATCCGCAAATGCTTCTACTAGTACATTGAGGACACTGCCAATATTATAGTCATTGACATTTGGACCGCCATTCTCTTCTATCGCGGATCGCAAGAACTTAATAAAATCAGACTTTATTATATCAGCATTCTTTATCTGGATTGTCACGTGTTCATCCTTTTATAGCGTAGTCTTTATGAGTACGTCGTCATTATTAACTAGCACAATAGAAGCTTGAGCTTTTATCGCATCGAAGGCATCTTCAATTTGAATATCATTTGCTGATCTAACTCTAGCGTCTGACATAAGTTGATTATATAGATTATATCGAAGAAGAATGAGGTGCTCGAGCGTATTCTTCTTGCCAAGTAAAACAGGTAGACCATAGTCTATGTGCAATATTAAACCGCCCTGTGGACATTCTAGTCGGTCGCGAATTGCTTGCTTTACATTGGCTAATCCACTAATTAATTTAAACTCTAATATTCCCTGTTCTTCGCCAGTAGGACCAGGACCCAGATCAACTCTCGGTAGAATTGACACATGAGTATCATCTAAATATGTGAATCGAACATCAAGATCGATTTTGTATGTATCTTCATGAGTAAATGCTTCAGTAAACGGTAAGAATTTATCTTCAAGAGAAGGAAGTAAAATTTCTTGCCCATCAACCAATACTTTATATTCGCTAAAACAAGTAATTGAATAACTACTTTTTGTAGCAGAACCAGTACCAGTAAAATTTGTAAAAATTACATAATTTTTATTTTCCTCATCTCCAGCCAAGAAAGTCTTATCGTCTTCAGTAAACGGGAAAAAACTATCTTCAGGAGCAACTGTATCAGAAGGCTCTGGTAAAATGAATGAACCAATATTCTGTAGATATATCTGATACATTACTGATATTGTTGTATGAAAAAGTGGAACAAGCGGATCAACAATAAGATCGAAATATTCACGTTGATCATAATAATCAACCAAGTCACCCGTAATTGTATACGGACTTAATATCTCGAATAATGAATCATTATTAATGTCATATGAACGCCCTTTTCTAAGAGCACACATGACATAGCTCTTAACCTCTGGAGAGAAGAGAGTACATGTAGATGTTAACGTATCTGTTATCCCGAACAAAGCATAACATCTATTTGAATATGTTTCTTTAAGTAGAAGAACAAAGAACTTATCGCCAGTCTTAATCTGGTCCTTCACTTCTTTCTGTTGTAATAGAAAAACTGTCGGATCATCAAGAAAATCCGCTTTGCTGTCGTATAACGGAAGCGGTTGACCTAGATATGTGCCAGTATCGATATTATATATATATTGAGTGAACTCACTGGCTGCTGTGAATATTTTATAACCATATGATCCAAAATACGCGATGAAATTCGGATTGTCCGATGTAACCACATACGGATATTCGACTTTATTTAAATATGCGACTTCTGAAAGATATGTTCTAGAAGCATTTGCCTCATTCGGTGCATATTTCTTTACAATAGAGTCTAGGTTTTCGCCCTTCTGAATTAAGACTCTCTTGATGCTCTTGTATCGAGGCTGAACGATCGATTCAAAAGATGAATAATTATATTCGATTACAAAGTTATAAGAATACCCAGATGTATTATAGTTGGTTGATAAGACGATCTTTGAATCGCTGAATGATTCAACTAGATCATTCTCGTTACCAAAATCGTTTATAGCATATATCTTGACTAAAGCGATCCCAAGTGATGAGGGTCGAGTCTTAAAGAATACATTAATCTTAGTCTTGCCATTAGTTGTAATCTCTTCAACTCGATCAATAGGGAATGGGAAAGAAACCCTATTTAGTTGTCTAATGTCTTTTTGAAATTGAGCGACTGTGGCTTTGTTCGCTGCTAATGTAACTGGTGCTGAAATAGAGGCTAATCTAGTCATATTGACATTAAAGGCTAAGTTTTGTTGCTCACCAGTCATGGCATCTTTTAAAAGATTCATCTGTGCCTGGATATTTTTTACACGAACATATGGTTCATAGAATGCTGTTTGAAGATCAGTAGAAACCAATGCCTTGAAGTTATTTACGAAGCCTCTCGTTAGGCTTATGCTCGTTGCAACACCATTTAGGGCATCTGTCATTCTTTCGAGACGACGAATGTCATTAACGACCGAGTTAGCGGAGCCAATGAAGGCATTGCCCATTTCTACAGTATCATTTATAGTATTTACTGCAATATCATAAGCATCAAAGACAGCAGCTACACCCGGTAGAGATTTAGCTTCATTTATCATATTAGGAAGAAAATTCGCAGCGGCTGCAATAGTTTTCGTAATATCTTCGACACCAAGAATATTAAAGAGAGATATCCCTCTTGCAGAAGGATTTCCAAAAGCTTCTTGTACGACAATAAAATCTAGTTTATATTTGTAGAGGTGAGGCTGTTCACGATTACGCATGAATGAATCGTTTTGTAGGAGAACATCATATGTGATACCTTGATCGGGAATTGTTATCTTAACAGTATCTATCTTGTCAATATTATCTACTGAAAATAAAGCTGATAATTCTGAATCGTATTGAGTTAAATATTTATTCTCGCCTTTTACTAA